CAAAAAGGGCGGCTTCGGTCGCCCTTTTTTTGTGACTACCAGATCATTAAGCACACACATATGTGATTTTTTTCACAGTCATACCCGCCACAGACCAAATGTTGTAGTTTTACTCGGGTCAAACACTTCTAAATAATTCGAAGGTTCACAAGAATCTTCTCAACATCAAGGGAGGTCCAACAATGGATATCATGATGAAAGTGAAGGGATGGGCTAAGGCCATCGCCGACGTGGGAGTCAGTCTCATCGCGTTGGGGATCGTGTTAGAGATCCTTTTCAATGGTCAAGGTATTCCGTTCTGGCCAAACGTTTCCGTCATAGGAAACATCCAGGGCGTTGTCCAGGGTTTCTCAGACCAAGGTCTGATAGGCTTAGTGGCAATTTGGATTTTATATCATATCTACAACAGGAAATAATATAAAAATCTAAGAATACGCAAACCTCAGAGAGTGGTGTGATCTATTTTTTTTCATGCCACTCTTTCTACCTGCCGTTTATGCCTCACACGATCTGGTAAATACATCTAGTTCAAACGTGCTTTGACACAAAGTCAGAGACTTATGCGGATGACAACCGCGTAGCCAGGAGAACTGGCATTGGACTCCTATAAGGAGAAAACAAATGGGAAGACCTATACAAAAAGCGAAAATGGGCGGAGAAGGCCTACACACAGGTTCTGAATACGCTTCAGACCTATCAGGAAAACTAGCGGTAACGGCATACAGACAATTTGGAGGATCAAAAGTTGATTCGACTGTGGCCTACATCGTTAACCAGAGAGGATCTAAGAAGTTCAAGATCCACCTGGAAGACTCGTCTGAGGAAATCATGCTTCTTAAAGCGGTAGCACCTGCATCGTTGGCCAACGACAACGTCAACGGAATGGGTGAGTTCTGTGTACAGGTTATACTGGACGACTCAACTGTGGCATATGTGGAGAAATTCTACAACAACACCATCCACTATGTTGAAGCGGACGGTACAACAACAGGTACAGTGAAATACACACTAGGTGCTGAGGGAACTGACGAAGGCGCAGTTGCTAACCTAGGTTCAATCGACGTTAGGTAATAACTGACACGTGCTTTTAGGGGGAGTCACACGCTCCCCCTTTCACAACATAAATACTAGCAAATGGCAAAGACTCTCAGAACATCAGGTGATTACACGGTAAAAGCGGGTGCTGGATATGATTCAGGATCAGGCACCAACACCATAAGATTGGACGCCAGATACGTGAGGGTACCTGGAGACCTAGTGGTAGAGGGCACACAGACCACGGTGGACTCACAGACACTGACCATCGAAGACCAATTCATCGAGGTAAACAGGAACAACTCAACAGCGGGCACGGAGGATTCAGGCATATTCTTCAACCAGGGCAGTAGCAACAACCAGATCATATTCTACGACGCGGACCAGTCAGAGTTCGTGGTGGGTAGCACCACACATGACGCGACGGTTTCGGCGATAACCAACATAACACCAGGCAAGATAAGAATTTCTACAGGATCAGAATCAGACCAAGCGGCGACAAAGGGCTACGTTGACTCACAGGTGGGCGGATCATCAGCGGTAGGTGACCTTACAATCACGGGATCAACCATAGCAACACCATCAAACGCGGACCTCACACTGACACCAGGTGGAACAGGTGCGGTGGACATGGGTGCGATCAGAATCAGGGACAACCACATAGAGGGCACGAGATCCAACGACGACATCTTGATACAGCCATCAGGCACAGGTGCAGTCGTGATACAGGACGTGCTGACGTTCGAGGCGAATTCATCAGACCCAACAGCGGGATCGATAACCAAGATATACAGCAAAACAGTGTCAGGAGGTGGTACAGGGGTGTTCTTCAACAACTCAGCAGTCAGCTCTGGAGCCGCTGGAGAACTGATAAGTAAAAAGAAAGCAACGGCTTTGGCTATTGCGTTAGGATAAAAACATGGCTATTACACAGAGAGAAGCACCAACAACAATAGGCGAACTGGATTTCGTATTCGAGGCCACGGCCGACACGGCAGTGACATCTATACACATGTGTAACATCACGAGTTCAGATGCTACAGTGGACATATACCTCTTACCAGAGGACGGTTCCACCACGGTACCGACAGAGAACAACAAGATCTACAACTCATTGAATGTACAGGCAACTGACAGTTACATCATCGACACGGAGAAAATGATATTAGGGACTGGTGACAAGATCTATGTACAGACCGCTGACTCAACGGGACAAGTGATAGTAACGGTTTCTACCATAGGACTATAGACCCATGGGTAGGCATGTCAAAAACAGAATACTAGACAACGGCGCACTGACAGTGCAGATACCAGACATCACAACCGACCAGAGACCGGCGGGAGTCAACGGAGACATAATTTTCAACAAGACGACCCAAACATTCCAGGGCTACATCGGCGCACAATGGTACAACTTGTCAAGTTCGGCGGCGGAGAAGACTCTGACCATAGACAAGTTCCAAGGCGATGGCACGACAACAGCATTCGGTGGAGGTTCAGGTAACACGCTCGACGAATCCACGGTGGCCAACCTTTCAGTGACACCAGGCGACGCCAGTGACATGGCCATATTCATAGGTGGTGTATACCAGATTCCAGACACCAACTACACCTACAACTCGGGAACGGGAGTGATAACATTTAGTTCCGCCCCGCCTGCCAACAACGGTTCAGACAGTGGACACATCATCGCGATTATCCACAACCTACACAAACTGGGAAATTAATTTAGAGTCTTAATTGATGGTGCCAAAAGAGCGCCACGCTCCGGGCTGTCCGCCTTTGATGCAGACCCACCCCACTGGCTGGTTTACTGCCGGTTGGTCGTTCCACACTATTGATCCTGTGTCCCATCTTCCTTCTTTGGGAGTGCTTGATCCTGATGAGAACACCTTGTCAGCGAACCTGATGTTTCCGTTCACATGTAGGCTCTCCTGTGGATTCTTCAATCCGATCCCGAGTTTGCCATGCACACTCATCTTTATGGTGTCAGTGCCTTCTTGGCCAACACTGACGTCACCGTTGGGTTTACAGGTTATCCTGGGAGTGTCATCTGTGCCTATGGCGAATGACACCGGAACATGTGTGCCAACGTAGGCATTCTTCTCGTGCATACGTGTGATAACTTCGTAGCCGTCGACGTTGACGCTGAACTCCGCTGATGGTGCCTGTGTGTTGATGCCCACCCTGCCTTCTGCGGCATACAATGTTTTGTCGACATATAGTTTTTTCAGTGTGCCCACTTCCGTGAGGCTACTGGTCTTGACACTCTTGCCCAATCTGTCCTTCCACACCACCTCGTTGTTGTCGATCATTATGGCTTCCTTGACATTGAGTTTGGGGACCTGTGCCTGCACGTACTCCAGATTCTCCACAGTGACTGTGCCCTTGACCACGAGATTGTTTTCCATCTCTATCTGGTCATTTTTCACTGTCAATTGTACTGAATCCGCCTGATCGTCTACCCCCGTGCTGGAGAAGTTCGTTATGACTCCCCCATTGACCACATCTCCACTGATGCTGTTGTCGTGGAACGTGACCTGGTCAACTCCCAGTGAGATCTCTGAATTGTTCTTGATTTTTCTGCTGGGTAATAGTGCCATATTGACAATATTTATGTCAGGACTCGCGTCGTATGACAAATTGGTAAATACCTCTGTAGTATTATGGCAATAAACAGAATCAGTGGTGATATATTAGAATCCAACCTGATCCGTAGCTCGGATCTGGCATTCAACACAGACATCCTGTATGTAGATGTGACCAATGGCAGGATCGGTGTAAAGACCGATTCACCAGGCAACTTCGCACTGGACGTAAATGGCACCATGAGGGTGCAGGGTGCGGCCACGATAACGGGCGACCTTACTGTACAGGGGACGACCACAACCATTGACTCACAGAATCTAGTGGTCGAAGACAACATAATCACACTGAACGAGAACGCATCAACAGCCACTGACTCAGGTATCATGATCCAGAGGGCCGGACAGGACGAGGCACTCTTCTATTGGGACGAGACCCTGGACAAGTTCAGGGTGGCCACAACACCGGAGGACGGATCGACCAGGACAGACTTCACCAACACCACACTGGCCAACCTACAAGTTGCTACACCACTGGCCGACGCAGATGCGGCGACTAAGAAATACATAGACGACGAAGTTGCAACACTATCAAGTTCGGGCGGTATTATCGGTACCAACGTGACCATAGGAACGCCAACAGATTCAACGTTCGGTGACGGAAGTTTGACCACACTGGGCGACGAGGCCAGCATCACTGATGCCATTGACAGCCTCAACGAGACCATGGAGAACATCAGGAATTCGAACTACGTCAAGAGTGTGACATTCGTATCCGATACAACATCGATCAGTACCGGTGACACAGTCACACTGACCATATCCACAATTGGCGGAGGTGCAGACAGGTACACGATCACATGGGGTGATGGCGAACAAGACGTGGCAACCACTGACTCAACACCAAGCCACACATACAACAGTGCATCAGGTTCACCAATGACAGTCACTGTGAAAGCATTCGCCAACGGAGCGGTGACAGACTCGGCGGGCAGTTTCGCGACATCAACTAGATCAAACTACATCACGGTGGCGGGACCGGCACCGGTTGTCGGCTTCAACATCAAGAGTGCGGCATCGGGAGGATCAACGATCACATTCGCAGACTCAGGAAGCACCGTATACCTAGAGAACACAACAACAAACACGATAGCAGACAACACTTTCGAGGTTGATTGGGGAGACGGGACCACAGATTCCATAGCCAATGACTCCGCGGACGGCGGGGCGTCTGGAAGCAGGCTGGCACACACCTACACCAACTCAACAGCGGCTGATGATTCATCCGTGGCTGGAATAGGACCAGGTGATACGAAATACAGAATTAGACTTACTCTACTGACACACGGAGGTGCGGCACCAGAGGTCATACCACAGAGTTCAGACGCCAACTTCGAGGTTTACTCACAGCACACGGCCAAGATAGACATAGCGGATTCGGTAACCAGGGGGGTCAACGAGGAGTCAACATCAGGATTCCCAGTGACATTCATCAACGGCACAGACACGTTGCCAGGATCAAATTCCGACTTCTCACAGACACAGAGATACGCTTGGGACTTCGGTGAGGGAGCCGCGGCGACCAATGTCAACATAGGCAGTGGTGGCAGTGGAGACACTGACCAGACCATAGCGAACACATTCAATCTATCATCGGGCGAACAGGCCGCCGGTACCACGGTCACATACGACGTTGACCTGGAAATCACCAATGGTAACACCAACTCCACATTCACATCACCGGTCACACAGATCATCGTTGAACCCGACGTGAGGGCCAACATAGCCGGCACGGCTGTGACAGTGTCCACTGGTTCAGGTGACAACTCACTGACACTTTATGACCATACAGACCTAGACAGCAACGTGAGATCACTCGCGAGATTTACTAACACGTCACAGAACGCGGACGATTACGTGTATGATTACTATGATGATTCGTCAAGTCTGGTGACAGTGTCAGAGGACGGTGCTTCGGCGGGATCCATAGCGGCCACCATAGACAAGGACTACACAGGTGCTTCAACCGGCAACATCAACTTCAGATTCAGGGCACACGGAACACCCGACACCATAGAGCAGGATGACGAGGAAACACTGACTTTCGTGATGAAAGCGGTGCCATCAGCGCCCGCGGGACTGGATTCGAAATCGATCACACTGGCGGACGCGGCACAGGGCACGAACCCACACCTGTGTGCAGGTTTCGACGACAACACCGGGGCGGCCGTAACACTCACGGCGGGTGACAGCCTAGAAACAACAGTGGCGAGGAGATACACAACAACCACGACGATAGACACATCAACCGCATCAAACTTCTACGATGGTTCAACTGGAACACTGGCCGCGGAGATCAATGATTCAAACGATGGAACCAAAGCATTCACCACGGCGGAGAACGAGACCGGCACATTCACCAGCCTAGTCGTGAGTTCGAACGTGGACTACGACACCGTGGATTCCACATATCCACAGCGTTTCTACCTGGTCGCCAGCGCCAAGATCACAAAAAATCTATCTGCCTACTCTGTGGGAGTCAACGCACAGAGACTGACGCACACAACCACGGGTGTCACCAACTACGTACACGTGGTCAAGGACGACATCACGGCAACACCGACCACAACAATAGGCACAGTGACGGAGAGTTCTGCCGGAACATACCGTTACATCTCGGGTGTGCCTTACTACAACACCGGTTTTCCGCTACTTGAGATTACAGGCACAACAGTGGCCAACTTCACCGGACAGGCCTACCAGGACACCATTTCACCACACGAGGTCGATCCAGGCACCAACCAGGAGTCAACATCGGGCAACGTGATAGCAAGTAATCCTTACAGCTACTTAGACATCGATAATTTGTTGAGCTCTATGCTGACGGGGCCTATCCCGAACGCGGACACAGGTGTCAGTTCCGCATACACACTGGGCACAATTGGAGTTCCCATCACCGACTCTGCAGTGCGTAGCATACAGACCATAAAAGCCAGGAGCAAGAACGCCAACGGCACAGGTTCATACTCCGAGGACACAACGAAAATTCAGGTTTACACCGCCAGTCTACTGACACTGGACGACGAAGCGGGCGGTATAACTGTAGCAGATTCCCTAGGCGCTGGCTTTGATGACGACGCCGTGAGGATAAGTGGATTTGGTTCACTGTCCAGTGACACACCATCACTATATGATTCTTCCAATGCCAACTACTACACAGATCATGCGTGGTCGGGTGCTGTGACCGTGGCAGGAACCAATGAAGCCATATCAAGATTTGGTACAATTTCACACTTCACAACAGACCTCAGCTCGGGATACCTACCGGTGGGACCAGACCTAGAGACGGGCAGGGATGGTGGCGAGGCACAGTACTACACGTTCGCCTTCAGGAGGACCACAATGGCCAACTTCAACCTGACCATGTCTGGAAAAGTTTCTGGAATGTTCATAGCGGCACCAGGCACAGCGATAGATTCAGCATCGGGTCTGAATGGATGGCTGGACTGTTCGACCACTTACGGTGGATCAGGTGTTCCTGGTTCGGACACGGGCAACGGCGGAAACGGATCCGACGGTTGTGCGTTCAACTCTGGGGACAGGGTCATAGACGATCAGACATATTCAAACCAAGAATTCACGTTCACACTGGGTACGGAGAACGCCACAAACGCCACTGGTAACAACATACTGGTTAGGATTAAATTAAACTCTGGAGACAGTATAACAGCACTGAGCATTGACTAATGGCCATAACTGACGCAAAAAAAGTAGACTATCTCTGGAAGAAACTGGGTTATGGTGCCACTAAATCAGACACCAACGCACAGAAGAAAGCACCCAACGAGGCCATAGCATCACCATTGTTACTAAGAGGTGACAACACATGGAACGAAGCATCGCAAATACCAGCAACTTTGCCAGCGTCAAGTTCATACCCAGTGACTGTCTACCCCACAACCAGCCCACAGGAGACGACACTGGACGGAACTTCAACCGCCAACAGGACCTGGAAGACGGGAGTGATTGACTGGATCCCACCGGAAGTTGGTTCAACATATCAAGTTAAAGTTTACATACACACGTCATCAGATGCCGGCAACGCCGCCGCGAGCGGTGACCAGGTGTTCGCAACTGGATCAGGTAACAACGATGAATGGTTCTTTGACTACCAGTCTGGTGTGTTACACTTCATAGGCAGTAACCTGCCCAATGGCATAAGTTTCACAGGCAAGTCGGTGTACATATCAGGTGGCAGATATACGGGAGTAAAAGGACTAGAAAATCTAGCGACTGACACAGGCAACACAGAGTTCTCAACGAACAACATTGGCAACATAGTGACCAATGCGGACATGACCTTCACCACACAGGGGACTGGTCTGTTTGACTTCAACACAACGACCGGTGTGGTCGTTCCCACAGGCACCACGGCCGAGAGGCCCACTGCCCAGGCAGGCATCATACGATTTAATACTACAACTAACAAGTATGAGGTCTCGCTGGATGGATCGACCTACACTGCGTTGCGTACCGCATCCGCGGCGGCCAGCATCACTAAAGATGTGTTCACCGGTGACGGATCATCCACGCAGTTCACTATGACCGTGACACCAACCGACGCCAAGAACGTGATCGTGTACGTGGACGGTGTGATGCAGGAGCCCACGCAGAACTACACCATAACCTCTGACGTGCTGGCGTTCACAGGTGGAGATGACGGGTCATCCATAGAGGCACCACATGACAGTGCCAGGATCGTAGTCATGCACGGCTTCGCTGATTAATCTATTACTATACCTTTTGGGGTGTACCTTATGGTGTGCTTGATGTACTTCTGTGAGAAGATGTTGAACCTGCCGATCTCCCTGTCCACCTCGTAACCTATCGTGGCCTGTTCCAGGATGAAGTTGTACACGTCCTGACCGGACTTGAAACCTATGTTGAATCCCTTCATGTCGTGTTCGTTGCTGACGTTGAACGCCTCAGTGCAGGACACCCCACAGAAGTTCTCTATCTTCTTGCGGTGTCCGTTCATGGTCTCCACTATGTCCGCACGTTCCTCCAATACCTTGAGGCTCCTGTTACGGCAGTGTCCCGGCCACATGACCTTGACAATGTAGTTGATGTCCACCTTATGCATCCTTCAACTGCTCCATGTTCTTGAACAACACGCACTCCGCGTTCGCACAGAAGTCCAACTGCTTGGTCTTGGGTGGATTGCACAGGAAGTAGAACTTGATGTCTGGGTGCAACAGGATCACGCTACGGAGATCCTTGAGCACTTTCTGATCGCTGATGGCATACCCAACCAACATCACCGTCTTGTTGGTGAGACCTATGGCTGACAACAGTGCCAGGGTCTGGTCATTGGTGTTGACGTCCAGTTGCAGGTTGAACTGTGGATTCAGTGGTGGGAAACTGTGTACGAAGTCGTAGAACACGTACTTGTTGTACAGTTGTGGCGTGGTCACACACTGCACGGGTGAGGGTTTCTGTTGCAGATACCAACGCACATGGTCCTCGTCACGTGTCCACACGTAGTCTATGTGTTGGAACGGCAAATCCTTGTTGCTGACAGTCATGACGGGGCCGTATTCACGCAGTCTGTCCACACCTATCTTGATGGGATTGGTGCCCAGCACGGTTATAAAGTCATATTTCTTCATGTTCTCACGGCTATTTAACTCCGTCATATACGCTATATTAACATAAATACCAGTAGTTTTGCAAGACAACAATTATCGATAAGGGGATATTACAATGGCAATAGGACGAATAACAGGACAGATGTTATCTGCCAACCTGGCAAGGTCAGGCACAGATCTAACATTTGAGACGAATTTATTGGCCTTGGATGTGAGCAACAGCAGGGTTGGAGTAGGTACTGCCTCCCCGGCGACCACTCTACACATCTCGGCTACAGACGCAGTAAGGTTACCAGTAGGTACGACAGCAGAGAGACCGGGCACGCCCGCAAACGGTGACATCAGGTACAACTCGGATGAGACAACCATCGAGGGCTACGCCAACGGTGCTTGGGCCAACCTGGCATCAGGTACAGAGCTTAAGGACGCGGACGAGGACACCAAGGTCAACGTTGAAGCAAGTGCGGACCTAGATGAAATCCACTTCGACGTAGCAGGCACACAGAGAGGTAAGATCTCCGCCAGCACAGTGGAATGGGGTGTAACGGGCATCTCGACCACGGCATCGACCATCACTGGTCTGGTCACCAACGGTGACATCACACTGACTCCAAACGGAACGGGTAAAGTGATAGTGACAGATGGTACAACATTACAGACTAACACAGCAGACATCAATGGTGGGGCCATTGACGCAGTGACCATAGGATCAAACTCAGCGGCCACGGCACTTGTTGCCAACGCTGGCATCAACATCGATGACGATGGCGATGGAGAGATCGACGGAGTTGTTATCGGAGCCAACACAGCGGCGGCAGGTACATTCACAAACTTGACTGCCAACGGAACTATCGACATCGACTCGACTGGTACAGGTAACATTGACAACGTTGTTATTGGGGCCAACACGGCGGCGGCGGCGACTGTTACATCACTACAGGTCAACAACGATGCCACCATCACAGGTAACTTGACAGTAAATGGTACCACAACCACTATTGATTCCCAAACACTAACCATTGAAGATCCACTTCTACAGTTGGCGAAGAACAACTCAGGCGGTGCGGGCAACACGTTTGACCAAGGTCTTTTCATGAACAGGGGATCGGATGATAACGTTTCTTTCATCTGGGATGAGTCAGCAGACCAATTCGCTTTCGCTGTAACATCAGCAGAGGACGGAACCACAGCAGGTAACGTCACAATCGATTCTTATGCAAACACAAGAATGGGTGTTGCGACAGTTACAGATGTCGAAACAGGCGTGATTAGCGCGGCAGACGGTACTGAATCAGCAACGATTGCCGATTCAACAGGAGTTATGACGATCGCGAGTTCTGTGTTGACTACAACAGACATCAACGGTGGTAGCATAGACGGCACTATTATTGGTGCGGCGACACCGGCGGCGGCAACTGTTACAGACTTCACTGCCAACGGAACAATCAACATTGATTCAACCGGTAACATGGATGGTATCATTATAGGTGCCTCAAGTGCGGCGGCTGGTACATTCACGGATGTTACAGCAACCAACGTACAAGCAACCAACTTAAAAGCCAATGACGGGACAGCGGCGATCACGATCGCTGACTCAACAGGTGCAGTCACAATATCAACTAATGTAGAGCTAGATGGTGGAAACGTTACGATTAACGAGAGTTCAGCGAGTGTTGACTTCAGGGTTGAATCCAACGGCGACACACACGCACTGTTCGTGGACGGTTCAGAGGACCATGTGGGTATCAAGACAAGTGCACCAGCATATGACTTGGACATCAGTGGATCAACAGATGCTGTTAATTTACCGCAAGGTAACACATCACAGAGACCAACTGCGGCGACAGGTATCATCAGGTTCAACTCAGAGACTGGATCATACGAGGGATCAACGGATGGTTCAACATACGTCAATTTCGCGATAGCGGGCGCGGCACCGACCTTCACTAAGGAAACAGCCACGGGTGACGGATCAACGACCACTTTCACGGGATTCTTTGGAACTGCTCCGGAATCGGCCAACAACGTTTTCGTGTACATCGACAACGTTTACCAGGAACCAACTGAGAACTATTCAGTATCAGGCACAAACATCACGTTCACTTCTGCACCACACAGTGCGGCCAGGATATTCGCGATAACTGGTGCTGACGGTACTGCATTGGTCACGGGTGGTGTTGCGAGATCTGAGACCAGTTCGGTCGACTTCACATCAACAGCGACCAACATCTTGTCTTTCGCGGGTGGCACATACAGGAGTGCAGAGTTGTTCATCACACTGACGGACACTGCCAACACCGAGTACAGCGTCATGAAGGGCGTTGTGGTGCATGATGGATCAACTGCTTTCATCACTGTGTTTGGTATCACCAACACAGGCGCAAGTGACCTGGCCACGATAACGGCGGTCTACAACAGCGGCACAATCGAAGTCAAGGCACAGAGCACAGGTGGTCAGACATCGGCCAAGGTACAGTACTCACTGGCGGCATAATAGGCAAAACTAAACCCTAGAGATAATTCAAAACGCCCCAATTGGTAAATACTACTGTTGGGGCGTTTTTTTTACGGCTCGACTTTATATCAACACAACAATCATGAGGGATAATGAACCATGACAACAAGAAACTTTAGAGTAAACAACGGTCTTTCAGTTGGTGACATCACAATAGATGCAACAGCAAACACGATCGTGGGACTAGCGACGGCGGCACCAAGTGCTGACGGTGACGTCTCAAACAAGAAATATGTTGACGATTCTATCGCGGCAATTTCGACAACATCGATCACGACCGACAGTGATTCAGTAAACGTTGCAGTGTCAGGAACAGGTGCGTCAGGTGTGATAACACTGACAGCAAACAGTAACACGGAAGCAACAATCAATGATTCTGGTTTGCAATTGGGCACATCAGGTGCCAGAGTAACTGTAATCAATGACCAGGACGACATGTCTGGAGACAGTGCGACAGCACTTGCCACACAGCAGTCCATCAAGGCATACGTTGACGCGGAAGACGCCAACATAGCAAGTGATACATTGACGTTCACCAACAAGACGTTTGACGCCAACGGCACAGGAAACGCACTTTCAAACATAGACAGCGGAAACTTCCTAGCAGGATTCTTCAAAGACGAGGATGACATGACTTCGGACAGTGCCACATCAGTTGCTTCACAGCAGTCGATCAAGGCATACGTGGACGGTGAGCTGGCGGGTCTATCACAGAACTCGATATCACAGTTGAACACATCAATCACGGTCACTGACACAGGAACAAACGGAACCGTTACTGTAGCGGCTGACGGTAACACCGAACTAGTGATCAACGACACGGATGCCACTTTTAGTGGTGACGTTATCGTGACAGGTGACTTGACAGTTAACGGTACGACCACAACAGTAGCATCAACTAACACAACAGTTACTGACGCTTTGATAGAATACGCCAACGGAACCACAGGCACACCGGCCAATGACGCAGGTATCGTCATCGAGAGGGGTTCGGCGGATAACGCATTCATCGGTTTCGATGAATCAGAGGACAAGTTCAAAGTGGGTACAGGTACTTTCACAGGTGCCAGCACAGGTAACCTGACAATAGCAACAGGTACGTTGGTAGCGAACATTGAAGGTAACGTGACAGGTGATGTAACAGGAAACGCTGATACAGCCACAACACTTGAAACTGCCAGGAACATCGGTGGTGTTTCATTCAATGGATCAGCCAACATCAACCTACCAGGTGTGAACACAGCGGGTAACCAGGACACGTCAGGAACGGCGGCGATTGCCACAACGGTGACGGTTGCGGACGAGAGCTCTGACACCAGTTGTAACATACTTTTCGCCACAGCGGCATCAGGTAATCTAGCACCCAAATCAGGAACCAACCTTACTTTCAACAGTAGTAATGGTTCTGTTACTGCAACAACGTTTGTAGGTGACTTGACAGGTACAGCAACAGCGGCGGAATATTCTGACGTTGCTGAAAGATTCGCATCTGACTCAGCCTATGAAGCAGGAACAGTTGTTGCACTAGGTGGTGCGGCAGAGATCACGCAAGTGAACGAAGAAGGATCAGACGAAGTGTTTGGTGTTATTTCTAGTTTACAACAGGCGGCCTTCAAAATGAATGGTGGAGCAGGTAACGACGACACCCACCCATACATAGCGATGACGGGTAGGGTAAATGTCAAAGTGATCGGCACAGTGAACAAGGGTGACAGACTCATATCTGCATCAGTTCCAGGTTACGCTAGAGCGGCCACGAAAGCGGAATGCACAGCATTCAACGTTATTGGTAGAGCGTTAACTGGTAAAACAGAAGCGGGACAGGGTTCAGTATTAGCGGCGGTCAGAGTCAGCCACTAGTAAATACCTACACTTTTTAATAGTATCAAAAGGCGGTCTTCGGATCGCCTTTTTTTTGTGGCGTATAAATACCTATACTGCTGTCAGTCGGCAATGATACGGAGACTGTGTGTGACATGTGTCGCACTAACATTATTATAAGGAGTACCCTGGTATGGCCATAGGTCGTATAACTGGGTCGGTACTGAAGTCGAATCTGACTAGGAACGGTACGGACCTGGCATTTGAAACAAACCTTTTATACCTCGATGTAACTAACAGTCGAGTGGGTATTGGTACTTCAGAACCCACAACAGCATTACAGGTAGCAGGAACAGTCACAGCCACAGCACTGACAGTAGACAATGTCACATCAACAAATTTTACTGTTGATGCTTCGGCTGACATTTTCTTAGATGCGGGCGGAGGTGATATCATACTTAGAAAAGGTGGCGGCACACAATTCGCTCACCTGACCAACAGCAATGACGATTTTATTGTAAAAGCGAACGTACAGGATAAAGATTTAATCATTAAAGGTAATGATGGTGGATCAGAAATCACAGCATTATCTTTAGATATGTCAAATGCCGGTGAGGCTACATTTAATGCTGGTGTTACTGCTACAGATTTAAAACTTAATACTACAGGCACAGGCGATACAATATTATTGACAGCAACCGAAGATTCATCATCAGCGGCTCCAGTCATCACTTTTAAGAGAAACAGTTCTAGTCCAGCAGATGCTGACTATCTTGGACAGATCAAGTTCAAAGGTGAGAATGACGCAGACCAAGAAGTCGTGTATGCCGAGATAACAGGTAAGATACTTGACGCCAGCGATGGCACAGAGGACGGCATCATAGAATTCGCACACAAGAAGGCAGGGTCAAACGTAATCACAGGAAGCTGGAGATCGGACTCACTACAATTACTGAACGGTACCTCACTGACAGTGGCGGGTGATACCACAGTAACAGGGTCATTGACTGCCGACGGTCTCAGTTATCCAACATCGGATGGGAGTGCAGGACAAGTAATAAAGACAGATGGGTCGGGTAATCTAAGTTTCACAACAATATCTACCAACTCAATATCACAGGGTGACTCAAACGTAACCGTGACGGATTCAGGCACAGGTTCAATCACCATAGACGCGGATGGTAGCACAATAATAACAATGAACGCCACCACGGCTTTAGACGCATCCGCAACGACCAACGCCATGAGACTGCCTAACGGTACGACGGCACAGAGACCAAGCGGTGCGGTGGGTGAGATAAGATACAACAGTTCAACGGACACCATAGAGGGCTACACCACGGCGGGAGGCTGGGCACAACTTGGTGCCACAAGTTCAACGTCTGAGAACACTGACGACACAGCAACCGGAAATGCAACAGCGATCAGCACCACAGAGAAAGTTGTAAATCAATTCACAACCAGTAGTTTTGACAGTGCTTGGTACTTGACAGTGACCAGGGACGAGATCAATGACCAAGTGGCAACTGCAAAACACAGTCTGGCACACAACAATTCAGCCGCAGTCGTTTCAACATCACACATCATGAGGAGTGATACTACTAACAGTTTCATAACAATGGACGCTGATGTCACTGGTGGTAATGCGAGACTTAAAGCCACTGGAACAAGTGTTGTAAACTCCGTGAGCTTCTACAGGATAGCACTGGGAGATAACACCTCAGCGGGCACTACAGGTAATGTGACCAATGTGATCAACGCTGATGTTGACTCTGCTTCGGAAAGTTTAGACAGTTGGGCACATGCATCATACCGGGCGGCCAAGTATTACATATCTGTTAACAACGCATCAAAGACAGAAATTACAAACATGGAGGCATTGGTTGTACATGATGGTACCACGGCATACATCACATCATATGGTGCGACTAATACAGGATCTAATGACCTTATAAATTTGACAGCGGCCATTAGTGGTTCAAATGTCGTAGTCAGTGCAACCGGTAACGAACCAAACCTGAGAGTCACTGCATACAGGATATTGTTAGCGGATGATGAGTCAGCATCTACAGGAGATAATGTCAATGTGGTTGCCGCGACCAACGTGAGTTCTACAGCCACAACAGTGGACTCGTTTGTCAATTCTGCATACACAGGTGCATTCTATGTGTTCACAGGTTACAATGCCACAGAGGGTGCGGCCAGTGCCGCGGAGGTAATGGTTGTATCAAATGATGATGCATACATTGCCGTTGGTCCAACAATTTCCACAAAAGGTACAGATCAATTGACATTCTCTGTTTCACAGTCTGGATCAACTGTAACAGTAAAAGCGGCATCCACTTCAGGAGCAAGTACAACTGTAAACGGTTACAGGGTACACATGTTGAGAGGATCAGCAGGTGCATCAACGGCAGACACAGTATTAGTATCCACGACACAAACAATATCAGGTTCAAAAACATTCAGCAGTCCACTTGCATTAACTGTGGGAAGTGATCCTTCTACTGTTACTAATAATGCACACATCTATGCGAAAGATGACTCATCCAGTGCAGAAGTATTTGTGAGGGATGAAGCCGGAAACGTTACTAAAATATCTCCACACAACGAACAAGGTGAATGGGAATACTTCTCAAGAAATACTATAACAGGTAAAACTGTTAGAGTTAATATGGAAGAAATGATAAGAGATATCGAAAAACTTACAGGTAAGAAATATATCAAAGATTTCTAAACAATCAGATCCAATATAGTCTGTAACTTACCTTTTATACTTTTGTTATTCAGTGTATTCTTAAGACCCATGTGTAGGTTTTTGGGCCAGCATTCAAACGCTGTCCAACAGTAACCTGAATGTTCCGCATTCAACTTGGGTATGAATTCAGCATCTATGGCTATGAGGTATGTGTGGAAGAAGAACTTCTGATCGTTTGACGTGAACATCTCCAGGGGTATGACTTTCTTGAACTTGGGTACACTGCCCGTCTCCTCCTCAATCTCACGCTTCAATCCCTCGAATGCACTCTCCGTGAACTTGCTCTTGCCGCCGACCAATCCCCACATGCCTTGTGTCTTACGGTCAGTCCTCTGCAGGAACAGGAAACGTTTGGTGTTTGTTGCGTAGAACATGGCTCCCGAACAGACTATGTTTTCTTTCATGCTATATTATAACAGATTAATCGTGGATTATCAAGGGGTGGTTGCGTCAGTGCCTGGATCGTAGTCCGCGGAATCGCCATCCAACACTATGGTCCATTTACCAGCGTTGTAGATTCCTTCGTAGCTCTTCAGCCAAACACCATCGTTGAACTTGTACTGTATTCCTGTGTTGAGGTTCGTGACATAGGCCTGTGTGCTGTCAGGATCCGATGCGTCCCACACCACGTCCCATTCTCCGCTGTTGGCGTCCCATTGTATGATGTCGTTCTTGCTGGCGGGTGCGTGCCTCCACCTGGCGGAGAAGAAGTAGCCCTCCTCGTCAGCGGATCTGTTAGTGTCTGAAGCGTACTCGTCATCCTGTGCCGTGGTCTTGCCAACACGTTTCGCTGGGTCACCTATGTCCTCCGTTATAAGGTATCTCACACCGTCCGTGGGATTGACGCCTGGATCAAATGTCAAAGGGTTTATGATCTTGCTCACGGCGGTCAGTGTGTTTGCAGGGATGGTGTCCTGATCGATGGTGTACAACAGGATGGTGTCATCCAGTGTGGTTGTGGCTATCGTGCCTATGACCTCGTTGCCGTTTGGTTGTGTCAATCTTATCTGTGACGTGCCATTCACCACCCTGCCGTATTGATCCAGCAGTACCTTCCAGTTGACCGGTGGGCCAAACGTCTGGAATGGATCCGCAAGTCCCGGGTCCGTCGCACCTGTGTGGAAACCATCGCCACCTGACTTGACATTGACACCCGTGGTGCCCAGTAACCTCAATTGATTGCCCGTGACCAACAGTCCAAAGTTGTTTGGCGTTATGAAACTCTGTGACATCATTGGTCCACTTATGAGACCTTTGTTTATGCCACCTTCGTCGTCGTATATGCTCATTATGATCTTCTGCACCACACCCAACTTTTTGACCTTGACCGGGGGTGAAAGCCATATGGGCATGTTGAAAGTCATCGTGGCGACGTCTATCTCTGATTCCGCACCGACCGGTATGGTCCTCGAGCTGAACGTGATGCCATCCAATTCAACATAACTGAGGCTGGTCCAGTCTATGTAGTTGTCTGACTTCTGTATCTCGAAATCAGGATTGAACAGATACAGTATCTGTTCCATTATCTGTAATTTCTGGTCCGTGTTTGAGCTGTACACGTCGGCTGTCACCTGTAACCTGAATGGTGAAGGCATGACCTTTTCAACTGTGTATCCTGCTCCCAATTCGTTGGTGTAGTTGCCGTCCGCTCCCACATTCCTTTCTCGCAAATGCTGTTTCTCTATGTGATAGGGATTCTGCATCCTTTCCCTGTCGTAGTTCAGTCCACGTATGTAACAGGCTATCTTTGGTGCGTAGTTCAGTGCGTTCTCGCTGTTGTTCCTGATTATGTTCGCCACCTGTCTAGTAGCATCTCCATAGACCACGGGCACAGCCCTCAGCGCCACTTGGTTGTCTTTGCCTCTGCCTGTTTCCACACTGAAGTTGCCCAGTATACGCATGAACTGTGTTAGGAATTTCCTTACCTGTCCTGAATAGAAGTGTAACATCGTTTTTAATTATCCGCCTTGGGTTTCAGGGCGTCCTCAAGCGACTGTCTCTGTTCCACGGTCAGACCGTTTATTGTGTCACTGCCTGTGTTGTTGACGAATCCTGTCTTCTGCGTGGATCTTGTGTCTGTGTTTGACATGTTGATCCTTACCGAATCTTCGATCTTCACCCACCTGTTGCCATCATACCTGAACAACCTGTTTGGAAGGTAATCAGTCCTCAGGAAATAGTCTCCGTTGTCCACGCCCGATGTTGGGAATGATATTCCAAAGCCTGCGGGATTACCGTTTGGTGCCACACCGTCACCGTCCAGATAGAATCCGTAGTGTGAACTTGCTGGTGTGTCTATGGTAGCGTTGACTGTCTGATCACTGCTGGCTCTGTCTTCATCCGAGTTAACATTTTCAGTCCTGATGTTGCCCCTCTCATCTATGGGTGCGACGTAATATTGTTTGTAGTTGAATCCTGCTCTTGGAGAATCCGCTTCCGCCTGTGCAAGTACTTGGTCTGAAATGGTTTTCTCCCTGTTGTATGTGCTCATGTAACTGGCCATTGATCCTGCTGTTGTGGCATCTCCCAGTATGTCCTTGAACTCCTGTGAATCGACCAGTGTTTTCATTTTCAACCTAAGCAGATGTGGCCACCATGTCTGTGAGAAACCTTCCGCGGCCCTGTTAACATCTTCCACAACGTAATATCTTTTCAGTGCGATCGGCACACTCTCGTCTAGGGAATAATCTTCCTTCATGTGTGGGAACTCTATCACATCTCCACTCATGGGTTTCCTGCCAATCCTCTCAACAATGTCATTCATATGCACTGTTAAAAACAATGTGTCATTCTGTAGGAACATTCCAAACTGCGATAGGTTGAAGTCTGCGTCTTGCACATTGTATATGCCCCTGACGACGTACACGTCATCTGAATATTTCCTGTCCCTGTTCTCAAGGAACAGTAGATCCTGTATGGTCCTCTCATTGAGGCTGTCTCCGGAATACTGAGGTTGTGTTGGAGACGCGGCACCATCCTTGTTGGTGTCGCCCTGATCGTAAGGTCCCAGGTATTTGTGCAGGTGTAGATCCGTGCCACCCACTGTGAACATCTCCCTGATGTTGCGATCGAAGAACTTGTAGTCGTTGCCCTTTTCAGGCTTAAAAATGGATAATCTTGGCATGTCATACATATTTATTGCACAGGTAAAGGTAATAAATATGAGTATGTCAGAACTACAAACAGGACAACAGGAAATTTTCGATTACGTCAAGAACAATCTCGGCGACGGGATGATTGATGTTGAATTAGACCCAAAACACTATCAAACGGCACTGGAAAGAGCAGTGAACAAATTCAGACAGAGATCCTCAAACGCAGTCGAGGAGTCATACGCATTCTTGGAGTTGAAGAAGAACCAAAACAGTTACATACTGCCAGACGAGATAGTAAATGTGAGAAACTTGAACAGAAGAACAGTTGGTTCAAGGACCGAAGGTGGCGAGGGCGGAACATTGTTCGAACCTTTCAACCTGGCATACACAAACACATATCTGCTGAGGGCGGGTGCGACAGGTGGATTGGCCACTTACTACGCTTTCGCATCATACCAAGAGATGGTTGGTAAAATGTTTGGAAGTTTCATACAGTTCCATTTTGACGTGGCAACTAAAAAATTGACCATAACACAGAGACCCAGGGCAGACAACGAAACAGTGTTGATGCATACGGACAACTTCAGACCAGACATAACTTTATTCAAGGACATCTACTCCAAACCATGGATCAGAGACTACACACTCGCGGTTTCAAAGATCATGCTGGGCGAAGCGAGGGGCAAGTTCAACACCATCGCGGGACCACAGGGTGGCACGACACTGAATGGTGACGCACTCAAGACAGAAGGCCAGGCAGAGATAGAGAGATTGGAAGCGGACATTGGAAACTTCCAAGAAGGCGGAACGCCACACAGTTTTGTTATTGGTTAATTGACACCAAACTCCATTTAAATACCCTGCTATGAAAGACTCGCACTACAAGAATTACTCTGACCTCACGCTGGACGAACTGGAACAACTGGTGCAGGAACTGGAAGTCATGAGCATCAAGGCCCTGAAACAACAGAAAAAGAGCCTGAGAATTACCATACTTAAATCTGTCAAAGAAGCAATCAAAGAGATTGAAAAACGTCTAAAAAAATAGTATAATAAACCTTATGCTGATAGGTGTAGTAGGTTTGATAGGTTCTGGCAAGGGCACTGTGTCTGACAGGCTTGCTGACAAACACAACTTCCGTAAGGATTCATTCGCCAAGAGTCTCAAGGATGCGGTCAGCGCCATGTTCAACTGGGACAGGGATATGCTGGAAGGGAAGACCAACGAGAGCAGGGCATGGAGGGAAACACCCGACGTGTTTTGGAGCAAACGTTTTGGCAAGCAGGTGACCCCAAGATGGGTGTTGCAGTATTTTGGCACGGAAGTCATGAGACAGAAAATGCATGATGCAATATGGATAGACAGTTGCATGGCGAGATATGACGGGAAGCCAACCGTGATAGCGGACACCAGATTCCCCAATGAACTCAAACAGATCCGAGAACAGGGTGGCAAGATAATCCTTGTCAAGAGAGGACAGGATCCCGATTGGTTCGTGGACTACGTGGAAGGAAACATAGAGCCAAAAGATGTACACACGTCGGAATACGCATGGGCCAATGAGGAGTTCGATTTCGTTATAGAGAACGACGGAACCAAAGAACAATTATACGCTAAAATCGACGAACTAGTCGTCAGCAACAAGATCACCAACACGCCATCCGAGACGCCTGACCCCTTGCAACCTCTGGCAGTTGGCGCAAACAGTTTTTAGATTAGTAGCCACGGCATTCCTCAGATCACCATCAACGAACAACACATCCAACTGCGAAGGGGATCGTGCCTTGAACCCGCACAGCTCACACTTCTTGTTCTTCTTGTAGCCTGATCTCTGCAACGCGGTCACACCCCCGACCCGCTTGCCCGCACCCTTCCTGATACAGGTGTCGCACTTCCTCCGCCAGTACACCTTGCCATATCTCCTGTAGGCATAGGCCCTGGGTTTGGCCTTGCACTCCGTACACAACGGTCTGTCCTTGTACTGCATGTGTGTATTTACGTCGCCTATATAGGCACCACGAAAACGGTAAAATATGTCGTAAAAACCATACGATTGAATAAATAACTCTAGTATATACGTAACTTGCAAGGAGAATACGAAAAATGGCATTAACATCACCAGGAGTAGAAGTTTCAGTAATAAACGAGAGTTTCTACGTACCATCAGATGCGGGTACAACACCACTATTCATAGTAGCATCATCAGGGAACAAGACCAACGGAGCGGGAGACGGAACGGCTGTAGGAACAACCACTGCCAACGCCAACACTGCTTACTTGATCTCATCTCAGAGAGAATTAACAGAGACTTTCGGAGATCCGAAATTCTACACAGACGCATCAGGAAATTCATTACACGGTTATGAATTGAACGAATGGGGTCTACAGGCCGCATACAGTTTCCTAGGAGTGGCCAACAGAGCATTCGTCCTTAGAGCGAACGTGGACACGTCAGAATTATTAGGAAGTGCTACGGCACCGACGGCGGCACCAACAGATGGCACATACTGGTTTGACCTTGCATCAAGCAGTTATGGTTTATTTGAGTGGTCTGCCACCAATCAATCTTTCACAACAATTACTCCAACACTGATCACATCAACAAGTGACCTAGTTGGCGGTGTTTCAACTGGTGCACCAAAGACTTCAATCGGTGTAATTGGTGACTACGCAATCAACACAACACATGTTACCAACAAGATCTACAAGAAGACAGCAAGTAACACTTGGGTGCATGTTGGTTCTTCAGACTGGCACACATCTTTACCGGTTGTGTCTATAGCATCGGGAACAACAGTTACGAGCGGTCACACAATGATCATCAACGGTACTACCGTTACAACAAGCGGTACAACACTTTCAAATGTTGCATCAGTAATTGGTTCAAACGTAACAAACGTATCAGCAAGTGTTAACAGCACAACAGGAAACCTAGAGATCTTCCACAATGGTAGAAACGTAGGTGACTCATCTGGTGGCGCTAACACGATCAGATTCGAAGAAGGAAACGGAACATTGGTCGCTGACTTAGGATTGACTTCTAACAAAGTGCTAAATGGTGTTAAACTTCTACAAGCCAAACACACAAACAGACCAACTTGGAAAACTGCAGACGAGAACAGACCAAATGGTTCAGTTTGGTTCAAGACCACAACTGCCAACGCAGGTGCTAACCTTGTTGCTAAACTTTACAGCACAGCGAGTGCGAGCTTCTCAACAGTTGCCAGCCCACTTCATGCTACAAACCACTCTGCGATCTTCAACCTAGACGCGGCCAACGGTGGAACAGCATTGGCTACAGGCACGCTTTACGCACAGTTCAACGTGACTGAGGAGAGCATGGGTGCTGACGACCTAGGTGGCGCAGACACGACACCAAATGTTGCAGACTTCCAACTGTTCAGATACGAAGGTGGTGCTACCACAATCACGAGTAACGACACTTCACCAACTTTCACAAGCACAGAGACTTTCTCTATACAGGAATCAGTCAAGAACCAAGAAGCATTGAATGCCGCTGTTACAGTGACACTCGCTGGAACTGGTGTAGATGACTTTATAGCGGCAGTGAACGGTGCAGGATTGGTAAACGTTTCTGCAAGTAAGACCACTGCAGGTGCGATCACGATGACACACAAACTGGGCGGTGAGTTCAGAATGTTTGACACGTTAGGAACACCACTAGCAGACGCAGGCTTCAGTGCTACGACGGCACACGCTTACGGAACATTCACACAAGACAGTGCAACATTGATTGACAACTTGTATGACCTACCAACAGGTGAGAGCCTTGACTCAAGTGCGAACACCGGTGTAATGGCGAGTAACTTCAAGAGATTGAGCTACACAGCATCAACAAGTGCACCAAGCAACGAACCAGCAGACGGAACCCTATGGTACCACACTGCAACGGACGAGGCAGACATCATGGCACACAATGGTACAACTTGGGTTGGATATAAAACAGCGTACTCAGGCACAGATGCCAATGGTCCACAGTTCTCATCAACGGCACCAACTAAACAGTCAGATGGCAACAATCTTGTGACCAATGACTTATGGATTGACACAAGTGACCTTGAGAACTATCCAAAACTTTACAAATACAACACAGCGGCGACGCTGACTTCTACTAACACGGCGAACCAAGTGGCAGTGACCACACAGGGTGCGGCATGGGAACTGGTAGACAAAGCAGACCAGACCACGGAAGATGGAATCGTGTTCGCAGACGCTAGACTACACACAACTGCTGACAAGGAAGATTCACTGTCAACTGGCGGCGCTGGAACATCAAGCAGTATCAAAGATTTATTGAGCGATGGCTTCCTAGATCCAGATGCTCCAAACCCAGATCTCTACCCACAGGGCATAATGCTTTGGAACACAAGGAGAAGTGGTTACAACGTCAAAGAGTACAAGAACAACTACATCACAACTGACAACTATCCAGGAAGCGGAACAGCAGGTCTGGGTAACATCAGACAGAGCAACGAGAGTGTGTCAGCATACTTCCCAGACAGATGGGTGACCAAGTCAAGCAACAACGCAGACGGTTCTGGTACATTCGGTAGGAAAGCACAGAGAAAAGTGATAGTTGAACAACTCAAATCAGAGATAGACACCAACCAAGCGATCAGAGAAGACCAAAGAGGTTACAACGTTATCGCGACACCTGGTTATCCTGAACTGATACAGAACATGATCAACCTGAACACGGACAGAAACAACACAGCGTTCGTAGTTGGTGACACACCTTTGAGACTAGAAGGCACGTCAACAGCGATACAGGACTACGCCAACAACTCTGCGGCGGCACTGGACAACGGCGAAGACGGCCTAGTTAGTGCAAGTGATTACCTGGGAATGTTTTATCCATCAGGACTTACAACAGACAACACAGGCAAATCAATTGTTGTTCCACCATCACACATGATGCTGAGAACACTGGCCAACAACGACAACATCGCTTTCCCATGGTTCGCACCATCAGGAACTAGAAGAGGTATCGTTGACAACGCCACGTCAGTTGGTTACATTGACACAGCGAGCGGTGAGTTCCAGACAATATCCGTAACTGAAGCAGTGAGGGATTCAATGCACGAGGTTAAAATCAACCCAATAACTTTCTTCGCAGGAGCAGGGATAGTTAACTTTGGTAACTTGACAAAGACCCCATCAAGTTCAGCCTTGGACAGAATCAACGTTTCAAGATTGGCAGTGTATCTGAGAACACAACTGGATGCTGTTGCTAAACCGTTCATATTCGAACCAAATGATGAATTGACCAGGAACGAGATCAAGGGTGCTGTAGAATCATTCTTGCTGGAACTTGTTGGTCAGAGAGCATTGTTTGACTTCCTAGTGGTATGTGATGACACAAACAACACACCTACGAGGATAGACAGGAACGAACTTTATGTAGACATAGCGATTGAGCCGATAAAATCAGTTGAATTCATTTACATACCGTTGAGAATCAAAAACACAGGAGAAATTGCAAAGTTAGGGAACTAATTTTGAATAAATAGGAGAAACAGATGGCAATATCAACTTTATCAAAATTCACAGTACCACTAGCAAACGACCAGAGTTCATCATCACAAGGTCTATTGATGCCGAAACTTCAGTATCGTTTCAGAGCAATCCTGGAGAATTTTGGAGTATCAACACCAAGATCAGAACTAACAAAACAAGTTATTGATATCACAAGACCCAACTTGACTTTTGACAACGTGACACTGGACGTGTACAACTCAAAAGTTTATGTTGCAGGTAAACACACTTGGGATCCGATCACAATCACGTTGAGGGATGATGTAAACAACTCAGTGACCAAACTGGTTGGCGAACAGATACAGAAACAGTTTGATTTCTTCGAACAGTCAAGTGCGGCATCTGGTATTGATTACAAATTCACAACTAGGATTGAAATGCTAGACGGTGGTAACGGGGCGAGTGCACCAAATGTGTTAGAAACATTTGAGTTGTACGGCGCATACGTTGAGAACGTGAACTACAACACTTTAGCATACGCAACCTCAGATCCGGCTACAATCACGATGTCAGTGAGATATGACAACGCCATCCAGACTCCAACAGGAACAGGAATCGGAACAGCAGTGGCTAGAACGATCGGTACTCTAAGTACAGGTGGTGGACAGTAATACAAAAAATTAAGTAGGCAATTATAAAGCAAAAAAGCGTCTTATAGGCGCTTTTTTTGTGGCCATAAATACGACTATGCCAAGCATAAACAACTTCCTAAAAGGTTTCCAGGACGGACTACCGGGTATGAAAGACTACCAACACGCATCGAGATTGTACATAGACAACAATTTCAAGTTGATGCCCAAACAGAAGTTCCTGTTCCACGTGGTTTTCAACACAGACGAATCATTGTTCGACAACGGTTTCAACTCTGACGAGAAGTACCAACTGAACATGTTGGTCAAGAGTGCTGACCTGCCCAAGTACAACATGAGTTACGAGGAGAAGGTGCAGTACAACAAGAAGATGTACAACGCCACCAGGATAGCGTACGAACCCGTCAACATCACATTCCATGATGACCACGCGGACACGGTCAACGCATTCTGGAAGAAGTACTACGAATACAACATAGCGGACAGCATAGGCATGAACAGTGACCTCACGATATCCAACACAAAAGATGACTACTATCTTTATGGCGATGACAGGAAGACGACCAAGTTCGGAATGGACACGCCCAGACAGAGGAGCAAACCATACCTTAAAGGCATAGAGATATTCGTGCTACACAAACAGAGATTCACATCAATGACATTGGTCAATCCTGTGATAGGATCATTCTCACACGACAACCTTGACCAAGCGGACGGACAGGGTATCATGAACAACACCATGCAGATCTTGTACGAGACCGTGATCTACAAGTCAGGCATAGTCAACAAGAACAACGTGCCAGGCTTCGCAACAATAAACTACGACAACTCACCAAGTCCACTCTCAGTTTTGGGTGGTGGTACAAACAGCGTGTTTGGCCCAGGCGGGGTTGTGGACGGCATAGGTTCAGTGATCAGGAACGTGCAGTCAGGCAACATCCTGGGAGCCATACTGGGTGCTTCAAACACCTACAGGAACGCAAAGAAGATAAAGAAATCAGACGTCAAGGAAGAGCTGAAGGGCATAGCCAAGGACGGTGTGCTGGAGGTCGGCAAACAGGCAGGATCGATCACCAACCCTGTCGCACAGTTCTCAGTGGGTGCGGCCATAGTGGGCGCCACGGCACTGGCATCAGCGAGGGGAACGGCGGACAACAACAACCAGGCCAACAACACCGTGATAACAAATTCAACAGTGGACACTGTGAACTTCCTGGGTGCAGACGAATCATTCAATCTCGTCACCAACAACGAAGATGTCAGGGAAGAGATAGCGGCGGGCATATACTACAAGGACATAGGATCCCGTAAAGGATTGACCGTGGCAGAATCAGACATAGAGTATGAAGGTGCCGCGGACACGATCAAGAACGTTTACACCAGCAAAGCGACCACGGACATACGTAGACTGGTCACCGAAGGGTACATCAAGATAGACAGGCAGTCACAGGACGTTGAAGTGGCGGCGGAGAAAGCGACACTGTAATGGAAGAATTCTACACAAACCTGCCACCCAAGGACAAGGACGCACTGGACCAAACCATCCAGAAACTGACCACAACGCCCTACGAGACGGACTACGAATTCAACGTTGGTGAGTACGACAGCAC